TTGCCGGCAGAATTCAGGCCCTATTCAAAGTCCTAGCGATTAATGTGTCGAGCGCGTTCTCCAAAGCTTTTGCCGACGCCGGAGGGATCGCTTCAAAAGTTGCCGAAAAGCTTAGCGGATGGTTTGCCGATATTATAGATAAAGCCAAAAATATGAATTCGCTGAAGAAGGTATTCGACACCATCGGCAAAACGTCTACGGGTCTTTATGGTAAATTCACAAAACTTCGGCTCATGTTCACGAATATGGGCTCCGATTTCGAGCCTTTGCTGACTCGAATTTCTACTAAGTTCACCACACTTTGGGGCCAGTTTAAAGAACTACCTATCGTTAAGTCGGCCGTTACTGGAATTCAGAACGCATTCGCCTCACTCGTTAATCTCGCCCTCGACAAGTTTGCTGCGACGTTAGAGTGGATCACGAGTCTTAACTTTGAGCAGATTGTGACAGACGCCGAGACGTTCTTTACGACTTTATATCAGTCCGAGGAAGTCCAGACATTTCTTACGGCGATGGGCGAGGTCATCGAAGACCTGTCTAATAAGTTCGACGAGGCCAAACGAGCCGCTGGCGACTTTATTGAGAAATTCAAGGTTGGCGCTAGTAATAATTGGCAAAAACTGATTGATTTCTTAAAAGACTTCGCCATGGCGACTAAAGACGTCCACACAGCAAGCGATTTGTGGAAGTTGATCACAGATTCTTGGAAGAAGTTTGTAGATTCTATAAAGAATCTTGAGCCTCTTAAGAAACTTGCTGACGCTATAAAGCGACTGAAATCTTCGATCGGCGGCGCGAAAGATAAGACCGGCGGCGGAATTAAAAAGTTCTTCGAGAATCTCGGAGAAGCGTTAAAGAATGCGGATTGGCTTAAAATCGCCAGAACGCTTCGGAACGCCGCCATAGCAATTAGACTGTTAGTCGGATCTTTGAATGCGTTTAAACTGAATAATCAGATAGTCGGTCTCATTAAACAAATTAAGAAAGCGTTTGCCGGTTATCAGCGCGATATTAACGCTACCGCATTGATAAAGATGGCCGGCGCGTTTGCTATATTTGTAGGTGCTATAATTGCCATTGCATACAACGCAGAGGCAATCAGCAAGGCCAAATGGGTTATTGCTGGTATTGCTGCGCTTGTTGTTGTCCTGGTTGGAGCCATCATGTTCATTCAGAACAAGCTAGGCGGCGGAGAAGCTGAATCAGCGAGCGAGGCTCTCGGAACGGTCATTAAGAAACTTACCGGCACGCTAAAACTTGTTGGTAAAGCGGTTGCGTTTGCCGCGGCTGCTGCTGGCATATATTTGCTGGCTAAAGCATTAAAGACAATTGTCGAAGCGTTAAACGCGATAGGCGATTTTGACGCCTCAAAATTAACGAATAACCTTGGCGGCCTAACCACTGTTATCGTTGCGCTGATCGGTTTAGTTCTTCTTACCAGATTAGCGGGGAAATATGCCGCTGGTCTTGGCGTTGGTGTGCTGGCGTTAGCTGCCGGTATTAAGCTCTTAATACAAGACGTTAAAGATATTGCCGAGTTAAATCTAACGGAAGAGCAGGCGAAAAAAGTAGCGGGCGTCATTACTGTTGTCGGGCTTGTGCTGGCAGCAGCGGCAGGACTTGCGTCTAGATTGGGCGATGGCTCTAATTTCAAAGGCATGCTCGGTTTCGCGGCCATGTTCGTTGGTTTGGCTTATGGCATGAAGATAATGATCCAGTCAATGGAGCTGGTTGGTAAACTTGACGACGCTACAATTAAGAAAAGCCTTGGCGTATTCGCCGTGCTTAGCATACTTGCTTCTGTTCTTATGGCAGCTAGCAAAAATGCGAACGGTGTAAAAGCGGGTCCAATATTGGCTCTGGCTGTACTGATCGGAGTAATCGCATTAAGCCTATGGGGCTTATCCGAAATTGATTGGAAGAAATTAGCCGCATCTGCTTTGGCGTTAGGCGGAGTGATGACTGCTCTCGGCTTCGTCGCTATGCAGCTAAAAGATATGAAGATAGGCGGCGCACTCGCTGGGGCCGGGGTTCTCGCCGGATTAGTGGTTGTTATAGCGCTCGTACTATACAAACTTGACGAACTGGAAGTTGACAGCGCGCTGACGAACGCCACCGCAATATCCGAAGTATTATTGGCTTGCACTGCCGCTATCGCGATCTTGGGTCGTATGCCTTTGGCGGCTGGCTTAACCGCCGCATGGAATTTTGTATCATTCGTAGGCGTTATCGGCGGTGTATTCGGCGGCATCGGTGCCGTGGTCAACGAGCTGGATACGAATGGTAAAACGCTCAAGGCATTAGACACGGGCATACAGATCGTCGAAAAAGTCGGCGAAATGATTGGGGCTTTCATTGGCGGAATCGCCGTTGGGGCTCTAGACCAGATCGATACCATGGGTACCAGCCTAAAACGTTTCGCCGAATCCATGGATTATTTCATGTACGTGTTCGAGAAACACGACGGCCAAGCGGTTTCTCAAACTGCTCAAGGACTTGCTGACGCGCTGGTTGCCCTTATCGGGGCTAATTTCCTTGACAACATAGCCTCCTTCTTCGGAGGAGAAAACGGCCAGATTGATGATTTCGGTGCAAAACTGAAAACGTTCGGAGAGGCTTTAGTCACTTACGCGAACACCGTTTCTGAACTTAAAACCGACGCTATTGATAAATCGGTCACCGCAGCAGAGAAGCTAACTGCATTGTCTGATCAGGTTCACAATGGCGGCGTCATCGGTTTTTGGGTTGGCGATAGCGATCTGGACACGTTCGGACGCAATCTCATTACATTCGGTAATGCACTGACCACATTCTCAAGCAAAACGTCAAATCTGGATACAAGTAAGTTTTCGGAGATAGCCGAGGCAACCACGCCATTAATTACATTAACTGATAGTGTCCACAATGGTGGCGTCATCGGCTTTTGGGTTGGTGATAGCGATTTGGATACATTCGGCACAAATCTTGTGTCGTTTGGTTCAGGACTTGGCTCGTTCTCGAGATCTATTTCTGAGATCGATAACCTTAGCAAATTTGAGGAAGTAGCCTCTGCGGTTGATCCGTTGATATCTTTAACGGATAAAATTAAGAACGGCGGCGTTATCGGCTTTTGGGTTGGCAACAGCGATCTGGATACTTTCGGTGTTAAGCTAGAGAGTTTTGGGGCTAATCTAGCTAGATATTCAGACAGCGTTTCTGCCGAAACAGTCAATCTTGAAACCGTTGAAAACTCGGCCAAAGTGGCGGGGGTTCTTGCTGACGTCGCTCTCGCTATTTCGGAAATTCCATCTGGCTCTTTGACGCTGGGCAATTTCAGCGGAAGCTTGTCTAGTTTCGGAGCTCAGCTGAAAAACTACGGCGAAAATATTTCCGGGCTCAGCGAATCTGTAGTTACTGATTCGCTCCGCGCTAAAAACGCAATGGTCCACATCGTTGAATGCGCTGTAGCTGTAAAGGATGCTTCTGAAGGGGGAATCTTTAAAGACACAAGCCTTGGGGAGTTTAGTGGTTTCCTTGAGCCGTTTGGCGCCGCCATGAAAGCGTATAGTCTCGCGATTGCAGGAATTGATGACGGTGTTGTGCAGAATACTAACACGGCCTCTGCCTCGTTGAAAACGCTGGCCCACGCGGCTGAAGAAATTCCCAACACTAGTGGTTTGGCGGGCCTTTTAGGCGGAACGGATATCGGTACGTTTGCGGACGGAATGAAAACCTTTGGCGGTGCCTTTAAACGGTACAGTCGAAGCATCGCCGGCATGGACAAGGACGTGGTCGCGAATACACAAAACGCATCCGAGGCTTTAAAGACTATCGCCAATGCCGCCAATGATATTCCCAATAGCGGTGGTCTGGCTGGCATATTCTCCGGGAATAACGATGTCGGCGTGTTCGGTGATCAGCTTAAGAACTTCGGTTCGGCCATGAAAGCCTTTACCGACGAACTGGCCAACGTGAGCTACGATAACATCGACAAAACTGTACAAGCGGTCAAAGACCTGAGCGGCATGGCCTCAAGCGTCGCCGGTATCGACACCTATACCTTAACCGGATTTGCAATGTCGCTTAAGCAAATGGCGGCGGATGGTCTTAGCGGATTTACTGACTCGTTCGCTACCGGCGCCGCAAAGATCAGAGTACAGGTTAAGTCGTTTGTCGCTGCGATTACGAACATTGTCAAGCAGGGCGACCTAGCCCCCGCAGGAAAGTCCCTTATAAATTCTCTTGTGAATGGTATGAGAGATAACCTGAACACAGTTAAGACAATGGGCTCAACCGTGGTTAGTAACTTCAGTCAGGGCGTTGTGGCGGCTGCTCCGGGAGCAAGTTCCGCAGGCGCATCTCTTGTCCGGAACGCCGCTTCTGGCGCTCAATCCGCTAACTCAAGTCCAAGTTTTTACGACATTGGTCGAAACTTAGGCGAAGGATTGCGTCTTGGCATTAACAGCAAACAGTATGAAGTCTATCGAGCTGGTTACGAACTTGGTAAGAAGGGCGCGCAAGGAGCTAAAGATGGCTCTAAAGAAAGGTCGCCATCCAAGCTTACAATCGAGGTTGGTGAGTATCTAGGCGAAGGACTCGTTATTGGTATGAATTCTTATGCCGATAAAGTCGAACGTTCCGGCTACGCTCTAGGCTCTAAGGCTGCTTCAGCTGTCGATATGATGGTCATGTCTATCATGGACGCAGTCGAAACAGACGCCGTTCCGGTGATCACTCCTGTTCTTGATCTCTCACAGATTCAAAATGGGACTCAAACCATTAACGGCATGCTTACGGCTCAGACGGTATCGTTCAATGCTGCCAACGCTCAGATCTCGGCTCTTTCGTCTACTCTGAATCAAGCGTCCCTCGAGGTAGATCAGAACCAGAGAATTGTCGATGAGCTTGGCAAACTGCGTGGCGATATTACCACGATGGGTAATCGTATGCGTAACCTTCAGGTTGTCATGGATAGCGGCGAACTTGTAGGCAGCATCACAGACAAAGTAGACAGAAGCTTAGGCATTAAGTATGCTTAAACGCATTATGGGCTCCCGGTTTCGGCTGGGAGCTCTTTATATTTGGGAGACGAAATGAGGAAATTTTATCTAAGAAATGCGAGCGGCGAAGAATACGACTTGCAAGATCGCACTAAGGTCTTGTTTGTCAATCCGACCGGTCTTGGCTTCAGCGAGCAGGACGTTTTTCAGCAGGTCGGCAACTCATTCGTATCTCTTGATTCAAGCTACTCGCAAATGTCAATTGGCGGAGACGTGGTCTTTCTAGGAGAGGATCCGTACAAGACCTATTACGACTTCGCTAGATTTCTTTCCAAATCGCCATTAGTCATGCGATATGTTCCGTCTGACGGGATGGAGTATTTTATTCGGCTTAAAGCAACTTCACTTGACAAAGCCGAAGTTACATATGTCGACGCGATGATGGCATCAATAACATTCACCGCGTTGTCGCCGTTCTACAAATCATTCGCGGTTTATAACAAAGGTGAAGTAGAAGGCGGAACCAAGACATATGAATACACTTACAACTACGAATACACAGACGATGTGGCTCAGACAATAGTCTTGCAGTCCGATTCGTCTTTACCGTCACCGGTTAAGCTTACGATCTTTGGCCCGGCAACAAATCCTCGTTGGTCGCATTATGTCAACGGACAGGTGGTGGAACGAGGACTTCTTACCGGAACGATCGAAAGCGGGCACAAACTGGTGATCGATAATACAACAGTCCCATTCAAAATAGGGGAGTATACAAATAGCGGAACTTTCGTTGCCGACCGTTACGAACTGTGCGATTTCTCTACTGAGAGATTTATGTACACGAAATTCGGAACTAACAGATTCTCAATTTCTCATGACGGTCCGGAAATATTGCCTATGAGCGTGGAGACAAACATTGAGTACGAAACCGTATAACGTCGAGGTGTTCAGTACGAACTTCTCGTTGACGTATCACACGAACGTAAACAGCCCTGGTTTCAAACAAGATTACCTTGCGGGCGACACTTCGCAGATAGAGGTGCCCTTGTGCAAAAACATTAAGAAGGGCGATTACATTCGGATCTCAAGAGATAGCTACGAGTATGTTGGAGTTGTTACTGGTGTTTCGGATGATGAGGTATTGACGACTATAGACTATTCGTCGCTTTTATCAAAGTTCGACACTCCGGTTATTTACGACACGACGCTGCCGTACTCTGCAACCTCTCTGGAGAACGTCATCAAGGATATTTTCTTAAACAACTGGACCGGTATTACGTCCGATACTCATCAGAACGTTGATGGCCTTACATGCATCACAACGAGCAACACTTCAAACTGGCTGCTCGACGTTGAAGAAGACGACGAAATCGCATACGTCGTTGTGTCCTCTTTCCTTGAAGACATTATTCGACAGGCGTTCACACGCTACTATATTTGCGTGGTGCCTCATTTGGACGTTAACGCCAAAACGCTGACGATGGAAATTGGCGTTAACACCAGAGCCAAACGCACCATCGAAGCCGATCTCCCTAACGTTTTCGAGAAGACCTTCGCGCTGAAAGAGTCGGATGAGGATGTGAACAAACTTATCCTTTACGACAAGAGCAACATGGCCGGTACGCCGATTGTATATTATCGGCACACCGACGGAAGTTTTAATGAGAACGGCGATACCGATAGACTTCTTCCGGTTATAAGGGATATTCAGATCCTAACTACGTCGGAAGATTCAAGCTTCGCAGATGAGGCTTACTATGCCGCGGTTGATGCGTTTACCGGCAATCAGTACAACAATAACATCGAGCTAGTTATGGCTAACGATGACGATCTGATTAGACCGTACGATATGGAGATAGGACAGACCGTAGAGGTTATCCATGACGGAACGGTATATACATCGATACTTACTGGCAAAGAAGTCGGAACTAACACGAAATTGATATTTGGCAAGCTTCGACTAGATTTAACTAAAATATTAAGGAGGAGAACGTAATGCCGATTAAAATGACAACGTTCGCTGGGAGTACGGTTAGACCAATGGACGACGCTATGGTCTACGACGCTGCCCTTGGTATGAACGGTATTCTCAATGGTTGTGGCGTGCGTATTGAGGGAAACAACATAGTCGTTGGAAGCGGTTACGCAATCGTCTGCGGGCGTCATCTAAACATTACAACTGAGAGCCTCACCGTAGAATTGGCCGGGGCTACAGCGCTAAAAGGCAGAGTTTATATTCACGTGGATCTCCAGGCTGGCTCCGACGCCGATTCGGTAGCATCGCTTCAGGTCGAGCGGGCTGAGGTGCTGTCGATTCTGACTCAGGATCCATCAATAAACTTTAACAACGGTGTATTTGACTACGAGCTTGCGACTTTTGATATTACGTCGACAGCTCTTACAAATCTTGTTTACACGGCAAAACAGGTGTCCTCGCTCAGAAATCTGATCGGCGATCCCACTAATCTGGGCAGTTATACAGACATCATTTCCGCCATCAAGGCTCTTGGCGAGAAGACTGGCAAAGAGATTACGATTGCCGATAACTGCACTGTGCCTACGGTCGGTGGAGCAGACCAGAGAGTCGCCGCGTCAGGAAGAGCGGTTTACGATATTTATGCAGCTCTTTCCAGAAGTATTTCGAGCGGACTTTCACCGATCATGCTTGCCGATGGCGTGGAATTAAATTTTAATACGCAGCCATATACGCAGACCGGCATTTGGGGTTTCAATCAGAGTAACGCTCTTGTTAATGGCCCGTATGCTCAGGGATCCTCGAGCAACGCTGAAGATAACGGAGGTTGGCTGTTTACAATATCTACCGATACTACCGGTTGCAAACAGTTTGTATTCCGGAAATCTACCAACGCTACCAACGCAGTTCAAATTTGGCATCGGACATATCGCTCCAGCGGAACAACCAGTTGGCAGCGTGTTGTAAACTATAGCGATTATGCCAATTTTGGCGGCGATATAACATTCGCTAAATCGCAAACATCACCCGCGATATTTTATTACGCCGACGGCACTAACAAGACCGCGCTGATCGGCTTTACAGGCGCCAATCTTTGGATCGGTGCAAATGCAACTACAAACGGATACGCTCATCTTGGCGGGACGTATATTAGTTCTGGCTATGATAAGTCGAAAAAAACTGGATATTCTACGGCCTACATTAGCGTTCCAGATGCGCAGAACAACGATGCCAAGAACTACGGAATTTGGCATACGGGCAATGCGAAGTGTGTTACTTTGCTTAAAGAGACCGTGCTGCGAGGAGCCGGAACAAATAGCCATCCGTATAGAATTTATGCGCAGGACGGTATATTTGGCGACAAGCACGCTATTGTGTTAAACACGGGCGATAAAGATCGTGGCGTTTTTGCACGAGGCCAAGGCTTCTATGTACAGGACACGTCTGGCGATAAATATGTAGAAGCAAAAGCCAAGAAGTGGAACACAGATTCATCCCGGCTTGTAAAAGAGAACATCAATGATATTACTGACGAAGAAGCTAATAAGTTACTTGAGCTTCGGCCGGTAAGCTTCAACTATAAAAAAGAGTTTACTGATACGCCAGAAGAGAACAACTTCGGACTTATAGCTGAAGAAGTGCTTGAAGTCATTCCGGAAGCGGTCTCTGTTCCGGAGGGGTATAGAGAAAGCGACTTTGATATTTCAAAAGGTATCAAGAACAAGACCCTTTCGATTGACTATAGCAAATTAGTACCTCATCTGATCAAGATGACTCAGCTTCAGCAGAAGAAGATCGACGAATTAGAAGCCAGACTGGCTAGATTGGAGGCTAAGATTGGCGACGTATGATACTTTTATCGTTAACGGAGATCTGAGAACCATTCAGATTCCGGCGTCTTGTAATGGCATTCTTGGCGTAGAATCTGACGAGAAGGTTGCCCAGATTCCATTCAGGATCCCTCGATACTATGGCGATCTGGACCTTACAACTTTCGAACCTAGGGTCAACTATCTGAACGCCAACGGCGAGATTGGGGTTACGATTTGTACATTCTCTGAGACTGACGATGAGTACGCGTTCTTTACTTGGGAGGTTGACCGTAGAGCTACTCGTTACGTTGGCACGACGTCGTTCGTGGTCTGTTTGATATTAACGGATGCGGACGGAACGATCCTCCGAGAATTCAATACCACAGTCCAGAAGCTCGAAGTCCTCGCCGGTATCGAAGCTGAAAATCAGCTCGAGAACGAATACACGGACATCATCAGTTATATTCTTAATCGGCTTGATGAAGCGTCCCTTGCTACAACATATACGATAGCATATGAAGACGGGGACATTGTTCTTATTGGAGAGGATGGAAGTCGAAGCGCTGCTACGATACCAGATTCTTCAATTGCATTATTCCGGGTAAGCGTTGACGAAACTACAATGACGACCATTACTGCGGAAGCCGCGACGGAACGGGAAATGAATATTGTTCCTGGAGAGATGGTTAATATTCTGTTTCTCGGAACAACAGACGTCTGCGAATATTTAACCCTTGACGTTACATATTCCGATCCATCTGCTGAATCTCCCGAAACGCGCACGTATCAGCTGTATAATCAGCGTCAATCGTCCTGGCCGTCGGTTCCAGAGGGGACGCTTTTGACGGCTGTATGTACCGGAACAGATATTTTGCAAGTTATTTCCGTGCCTGAGGGTAGTGATATCACAAGTCTAAGCACAAGGGTTGATCAGAACTCGATGGATATCGGGTCTTTAAACACTACAATGTCGCAGGTTCAGGCAAAACAGAATGAGCACGCTTCGGCTATTTCTGAGTTTTATAATGACAAGTCAGCAAGTATTTTTTCTAGCAGCGGCAAACTTTTTCATACGACCGTCGGAGAGTCCACCATTTTACGAGAGGCTATTAGCACGGTAACAATCCAACCGGCGGCTTTCAATGAGGCGATCCCGTTCGGTGATTCGACTATTTATTGCAGTAAGGAAGTACGCGTTGACTTAAGTAGTGCGAATTATAATGCGAATCCTAGAAGTATTCAGCTCACTGTGCGCACTAGCGAGACGGCTAGTGGAAATTATCCTGCGTTTGCTACGGTAATCGACGCTACGAAGACTAGCATGACTATAAAGGTATTCTCCTTTGCGCCGATTACTCAAAACGTCACTATATATTATCACGTCATAGGCACTACGAGTTAAAGGAGGGTAAGCTATGTTAAAAATCGAAGGCACTACAATCACTCTTACCAGAGGCGATAGTGCTAGAATTCAGCTTACCCTGAATAAACGCTACGCTGATGGTACTGTCGAGCCATATACTCCTGCCGAGGGCGATACGATTCGGTTCGCTATGAAGAAGGAATATTCCGACGAACTGGCTCCGATCATCGTTAACGTCCCAACTGACACACTGCTGCTTCATATTCGTCCGGCCAACACCAAGAACCTTCCTTACGGAGAGTACAAATACGATGTTGAACTGACGACGGCAAGCGGCGACAAAGATACTTTTATCGAAAAGGCCACGATCATCCTCACGGAGGAGGTGGATTAATTGAGCGATCTTGCTGCCGTTGAGAAATTGAACGGCGATTTATCCACCGGAACTGATATTTCCGGAGAAGTGGCGTCGCAAGAAACGGCAATAGCAGGAATCTCATCCGAAGAGAATCTCGACGGAGTCTTAGCTAATGAGCTGCCGCTAACAGAAAGCGTTATATCTGATAACGAAGAAATATCGGCGGCTCTTAGCGAGGATGCGATCGAAGCGATGTTAACCACAAACGACGCTACGTTGAACGGCGAAATTGATGACAACACGTACGAACTCACAGCGGATCTTCAGCCCGGTACTGGAACTGGAGGCGGTGAAGGTACGAACGACTATACGCAGCTCATTAACAAACCGAAAATTGAGGGTATAACTCTGGTAGGCAACAAGATGTTTCCAGACTTAAACCTCAGAACAATCACTAATTCCGAACTAGAAGAAATTCTCAAATTGTAAAGGAGGATCGAATGGCTAAATCATATTTGGATTATGATGGCCTGCTCTATTTGTGGCAGAAGATCAAAACTCTTTTCGCTTCTAAAGATGAAGCAATGACTTCCGCCGAGAAGACGAAGCTTTCCGGTATTGCTGCTGGGGCCGAAGTTAATCAGAACGCTTTTGATAATGTACAGTTACAAATTGGATCAACGTCTTATAACATAGGCGCTAATAGCAAAGGGGATACGTTTAGAATTGTACAGGGCGATAATGTAACATTAACGCAAGGCAGCAATAACGCAGTAACTGTTTCAGCAACAGATACGACATATTCTGAAGCAACAACAGAAGCGTCCGGGCTTATGAGCTCTGGCGACAAAACGAAGCTAAATGGTATCGAAACGGGAGCTCAAGTTAATCAGAATGCTTTTGGAACAATTAACAATATTTCTGCTCAATCGCCTACCGATTCGTTCACCATATCGCCAGGCACCAATGTAACCATAACCACATTATCCACCGGCGTTAAGATTAATTCTTCTGTTCCAGCCGGATACGCTAAAACTAGTTCCCCGACATTTACAGGGACTCCGCAAGCTCCGACGCAAGTTGCCGGCGACAATTCTGCAGCGATCGCTACAACCGCATTTGTCACCAGGGCAATTAACAATGCTATCGGCGATATCACCGGGCTTAGTTTCGAGGTTGTAACAGCTCTTCCGACTACTGGCGCTGCCGGTACGATCTATCTGTTAAGTAACGGCGGAAGTGGCCAGAACATCTATGACGAGTATGTTTGGGTGAATAATAAGTTCGAGAAGATTGGAACCACAGATGTTGACCTGAGCAATTATATTTCGACGTCTGACGCGATCACCAACTCTCAGATCGACACGATCCTTGCTAGCTGATAGGAGGGCGCAGTGGGCTATTTAGATAATTCTGGTCTTAGCCACCTGTGGACCAAGATCAAATCATATTTGTCTACTAACTACGTATCTAAAGCGGACGCGGACCTCATGACCCCGTTTGCGCCTGGTGACACGTTTGATCTGATCGGTATGCATTTGGCAGGTTGTCTTACCGGTTCGCAGAAGAACGTACACTTTTATATTCCGTTACCGAAACCCATAAGTAATTCGGTTACAAGTGTGACGTTCCCGTCCAGTCTGAAAGCCTATATCAGGCATGCTGACGGCGGTTATATTCTGAGTAATGCGGCTTTTAGCACGATCGGAACTGTAAGCACCGTGACGAAACGAGAGGGCGGAGTTCAGTTAATGATTACTCTATCAACGGCATCGACATATACGAATAATGCGCCGGTTACGGTATACTTCTCCGCGAGTTCGGTAATCACATTCAATTGATATTTCGAATCTGAAGAATTCCCAGGGTGGAAAATTTAGAAAACTTTTCAAGGAGGTCAGCATGCTTCGAATTACGGGCACGACTATTCATTTAACAAGGGGTGACACCGGATTAATCCAGCTGGCCCTAACCGACGAGAACGACAACCCCTACGTACCTACTGAGGGGGACGTCATTCGATTCGCTATGAAAAAGAAAATGTCAGACGACGAAGAGGTATTAGCCAGAATTGATATTCCGACAGACACTTTACTGCTGGAGATCAAGCCGGAAGATACCTCTTCTTTGGCATATTCTAAGTCCAAGCCGTATAAGTACGACATCGAGATTACTTATGCGTCTGGCCGAAAGGACACTTTTGTGGAGGACGCGGATATTTATCTGATGCCGGAGGTGGTTTAAATGGGCACTGTGCCAATTACAGATAACGAACGGCCTAAATGTAAACTCAGCCCAATTGGACAGCTCAAATGCACTCTGTCTGGCCCGAAAGGTTTAAGCTGTAAACTTGGCTCAACTAGGCAGCTCAAATGCATTCTGTCTGGTTCGAAGGGTTTAAACTGTACGCTCTCGTTTGCTCAGTCTGTAGAACAGCCGAGCTACCCAGGACCATATAACGCCAGGCCATCGTCATCAGAACAGATATTTGCGACTAAAAGCAAATCTATGAAACAAGATTTTGCCGTAAATCCGATCCCATATTTCGAAGTTTCCAATGAGTATGGGACAACTGTAAATATAGGGGGCTGAAATGGCAAGAAACAAAATTATTTATGACGGTAACGTCCTTATCGATCTTACCGCCGACACAGCTGATGCGGCTCATGTGCTGGCTGGTTACACATTCCATGACAAATCTGGCGAACCGGTAACCGGCACAAACACGTACGACGCTGACACTTCAGACGACACGGCAGCCGTAGCAGAGATTCTGACTGGTAAAACAGCTCACGCAAGAGGAACGAAGCTCACCGGTACAATGCCGAATCGCGGTGCTGTGACCGGTACTATTTCGACTGTAGATGGTTCGTACACGATTCCTCAGGGTTACCACGACGGATCCGGATCTGTAAGCATTGCGTCTGCTGATCAGGCGAAACTCATCCCGGCAAATATTCGTGAGGGCGTTGAGGTCCTCGGCATTACCGGAACGATGTCTGGTTCGGAAGATGTTAAGGCTCAGGCTAAAACAGCCACACCGTCATCTTCTCAGCAGGTAATTACGCCCGATACAACGTATAACTATCTAACCCAGGTAACAGTCGCTGCGATCCCGTATGTCGAGGCTCCGAATGCAGCAGGTGGCACTACAGTAACAATCGGATAAGGCGGTGATTAAATGGCCGTCAATAAGGTGAATTACGGTAGTCGTACACTGATTGATATTTCGAATACGACTGCGACCGCTGACAAAATTGCAGTCGGTTATGGAGCATATGGCGCGGATGGCGAATGGATGAGCGGCACTGCTGAAGGAGGCCAGGGCATTCACTGTGGTACTTCAGAACCGGCGTCGAGTTTAGGATCCGATGGCGATTTATATTTCCTTATGGCTTCCGGAGACTCAGTCGAACGTTATCCGGCAGCTTTAGTGGATACGTCGCATCTTAACTCAACGTCGAATCTGGAACGATGTATTGGTGTAAGCGCTGACGATGGCGCATCAACACAAAACGTTTACAGCTCAGGGCAATCGGTTGAGGGTACTGCAGATTATTCGTTTGACTTATCGGATATTCCCGATAATGCAACCATCAAGAGTGTAGCCTGCCGTGTTAGGGGCCACGAGGAGAACGCGTCTAGATCCGTCTGCACGTTCCAGTTATATTCTGGAAGTACTGCAAAGGGCGAAGCTTCAACGGCCAGTGGAACCAGCAATGCGATTTACACGCTTACTACTGGATCGTGGACTAGAGCCGAGCTTGATGAATTGATTCTACGCATGACCGTTGGATATTACGGTGGCCTTATCGCTGGAGCCACGCTGACCGTTGAGTATGAAACGGAACCGCAGTACACAGCGAATTTTGTTGGTAATGCTTCTGGTTGGTCTTTAACATCCGATCAGATGTATCAGAAAAACGGCGGATCCTGGGCAAAGGTTAGCTCTGTCTCGTTAGGAGACGCTATTGAGAGAAAATAGTTTAAGGAGGAGATCCGTTGGATGCATTCATTCAAATCCTCGGAATCGTAGTAGTTATATTTGCCAGTTCAGGATTCTGGCAGTATGTGATCTACAAAGCACAACAGAAAGACAGAGAGAAATCTGCTGAGAGTCGTCTGCTTATGGGACTCGCTTACGGCAAGATATGCGATCTCTGCGCACGACATATTCATAACGGCTATATTGGCCGGACCGAGTATGGAGAACTACGAAAGTACCTATACGAACCGTACAGAGATATGGGCGGGAATGGAACTTGTGAAAAACTCATGCAGGAAGTTGAGAAGCTTCCTATTAAGGAGGATTGATATTATGAGACTCAGAAGAGAAACCGGCGATTTTAATTTAGTGTTTGACTGGACAAAAGAGCAATACGAGTGCCAGATCCGGAAGGGCCTTGCTGCCGAGGATCTTATTGGGGCCATCGTAACACACATTACAAAAGATAGCGATGACTACTCTCCGGCAATAACTGCCGTTGCCCCCGTCATTTGTGCTGAAAAGATGGACAATGACACGACGATTCAGTGCCGCTTGTTTGTTTCTGATGGGATACTGCGCATTGTCACGTATGATCCGGAGACAGGTGTTGCCAGTTTTAGACCGAAAGTGTAACCGAGACCACTTACTGAGGTGTTAAATGGTTATATTTTACGTAATCCGCAGAGGCGACGATGTAATTAGCCAGTATGCGATAAAGAATAAAACCGTCGATGAGATAAAAGACGGTTTGGTTCTTACGGTTGCGCCGGTGCAGATTAGCGAAAAGGTCATCGACGCCTACGCGGGAGAAGACGAGTATATTGTTATCAAAACGGCGCAGGACAATACGTATTTTTACAACCCAACAACCGGTTTATTTAAGACCAATGTTGTTATGGCGCCGACCGATGAGCCGCCTGCAGAATCAGATCAGGTAACTGAAAGCGAGTTTCTTAACATGCTTGAGGAGGCATTCTGATGAATAGAGCAAGAGCTAAGGCGATTATCGATACAATCGTGGCGATTCGGGGAGGGTTCACGGACGAGCAGGCTATTGCTTATCCGGATATTTTCCCCGAATTCAAGACTGGAGTGTCGTATAACGTAGACGATCGGGTGTTATACGAGGGCAAAGTTTATAAAGTACGTCAAGCGCACACATCGCAAGCAGATTGGATTCCTTCTGCAGTGCCTGCGCTGTTTCAGTTGTTGAACGTGACGGAAAGCGGGACTATCGACAATCCGATCCCGTGGGAAAGCGGATTAGTAGCCGAGAATGGCAAATACTATACAGAAAACGGAAAGCTCTATCTGTGTAATCGCGATAGTGGAAATCCGTTGTATTATACCATCTCGGCGCTGATTGGTTTATATTTCGTTGCAGTCGATTAAAGAGTTTTATGGAGGAGGAATTGTCCAATGATCATGAACGATAAAGTATACGATCTGCTTCGGCTGATCGCGCTGTGTATTGTGCCGATTACGTCTTTCGTTACGGCTCTCGCGCAGCATTATGGATTTGATGCAACAGCAATTCTTCTGGTTATCACCCTGATCGATTCGCTGCTCGGCGTATTCATCGAGTGGTCAAGACAGAAGTACAATAAAGAAGGAGACCTGGATTAACCATGGCTACTTATATTGTTCCGGACATCAGTTACGCCCAGGGCAAAGTTGACTGGGA